CAGATAGCAAGATAGGATTATCCCCTGTTCCCGATGTATCTACGTATACTATACGATATTATTATTATCAGACAACTGCAGATATGTCTGCGAACACAGATACACCAACTATACCAGAACGCTTCCACGACGTGATTGTAAACCGTGCAAGATACTTTGCACACATGCTTCGTTCGGACGTGCAGTTCTCACAGCTTGCGTTACGTGATTATGAGGCTGGTCTTGCTCGTATGCGTATCGAACTCATTAACAAGAAAGATTACATGAGAGCAGTTTAATGGCAGATACCTCGCTTCTTAGCCCGTTTGTTGTCCGTTTGGGCGGTGGCTTGGTATTGGATAAAGATACGTTTTCTATCCCGCCCGGTGCTGCCTTACAGTTACAAAACTTCGAACCGGATATCAACGGTGGTTACCGTCGTATGAACGGTTTTACCAAGTTCGACAGTAATCAGGTAGGGGGTTCTTCGGGTACAATTCTTGGCGTACACATATATAAAGACCAAGCGATTGTTGCAAAAGGTACGTCTGTATTTAAAAGCACAGGTAGCGGATATACTAGCATAGATACAGGTCGCACCAGTGCTGGAAGATACAACTTTGTAAATTACAACTTTGACGGCACAGACAAGATGCTTATGGTAGACGGTGCAAATCTTGCATCTGTTTTCGATAACTCTTCTGTAACAGACGTTAGCGCATCTGGTAGACCTGCTAACCCTAAGTTTGTAGAGATATTTAGAAGCCACGCATTTTATGCTGGCATGTCCGCAAGTCCACAAGAACTCATATTTAGTGTGCCGTTTGATGAGGATAGCTTTGATGCGTCACTAGGTGCGGGTAGCATTAAGGTAGACGAACCTATTGTTGGTATCAAGGTCTTTCGTGAAAACTTATTTGTTTTCTGCGAGGATGCTATCTTCAAGATTACAGGCTCTAGCTTGTCTGACTTTACTGTTGTTCCCGTTACTCGTGCTATTGGTTGCGTTGATGGGTTTAGTATTCAGGAAATATCAGGTGACCTTGTTTATCTAGCCCCCGATGGTTTACGCACGATTGCTGGTACTGAAAGAATCGGAGACGTGGAACTGGGTACGATTTCTAAACAGGTACAGCCTCGTCTGGACAACATAGATACAGACCGCATTTCTAGCGTTGTTGTTCGTAGTAAGTCTCAATACCGTTTGTTTTTTCCTGATGACACTGGTAGTGCTGTATCTTCACCGGGATTACTAGGAGTAATTAAAGCAGGTGTTGATGGCGGAGTTGGATGGGAGTACGCTGACATACGTGGTATTCGACCTTCTTGTTGTGCATCAGGTTTTATTAATGGTGTAGAAACAATCCTACACGGAGGCTACGACGGTTTCGTATTTAAACAAGAATCTGGAAATGATTTTGATGGTACGGACATGTCTGCTATCTATCGCGGTCCAGACTATACGATGGGTGATGCTGGCATCCGTAAGATGATGCAACGCATCATTTGGAACTATGATAATGAGGGTGCGGTTAATTCTAACTTTCGTATACGTTATGACTTCAATTCTAACGAAACACCGCAACCTTCTATATACACCCTGAACACCGGGGCTGCTGTAGCTATCTACGGTAATACTTCGTCAATTTACGGAACAGCCGTGTACGGTTCATCAGGCACACCTCTCGTACGACAAAGCGTAGAGGGCGGTGGATTTACAGTTGCAGTGCGACTAGACGATACAGCAGGGGCTGCACCAATTTCATTGAAAGGCTACCAACTGGAGTTTACTCCGGGTGGAAGGAGATAATAAATGGCAGGATATACAAGACAATCCACGTTCACTGATGGCGACGTTATTACCGCTGCCCATAGTAACGATGAATTTAATCAACTTCTTGCAGCGTTCGTAAATACATCAGGTCACAAACACGACGGTACAGCAGCAGAAGGTCCGGTGATTGGTTTGATTGGTGACCCCGGTGTTGCCACACCACTAAACAAGGTTGTCATAGATAATCCTAATAATCAGATTGAGTTCTCTGTGGATGTATCAAGTTCATCTGTAGAGCAGTTCGTTGTTAAAGATGGTGTAATCGAACCTACGACTACCAACGATATCGACCTTGGCGCAAGTAGTAAGCAGTTCAAGGACTTGCATCTAGATGGCACAGCTAACATAGACAGTCTTGTGCTTTCAAGTGGCGCAACTGTTACCGCCATCCTCGATGAAGACAACATGGCATCCGACAGCGCAACGGCGTTGGCAACACAGCAATCAATCAAAGCGTACGTTGACACACAGCTAACTGCAGAGGACTTGGACTTTCAGGCAGATAGCGGTGGCGCACTTAGCATAGACTTAGATAGTGAGACACTTACTTTCACAGGCGGCACAGGCATTGATACTAGCGGTTCTGGCAACGCTGTCACGTTCGCTATCGACAGCACTGTTGCAACTCTGACAGGTTCGCAAACTCTTACCAACAAAACTCTCACCACACCAATCATTGCAGAGATTGATTCTGGTGCAGACATCACTCTTGATGCAACCGCTGATATCATCCTTGATGCAGGCGGTGCAAACATTATTTTTAAAGACGATGGCACATCAATCCTTGACATTGCCAACAACTCATCTGATGTCGAACTTACAGTAAGTACAGCAGATAAGAACTTTGCTATCAAAGGCACAGACGGTTCGTCTGCTATCACTGCCTTAGACATTGACATGGCCCTAAACGGTAAGGCTACCTTTAGCGGCGATGTTGTTGTAACTGGTGACCTTACTGTTACAGGCGACGACATCACTATGGCTACGAACACCTCTGGTCATATCATGGTAGCAGACGGTGCGAACTTCAACCCAGTTGCTGTATCTGGTGACGTGACTATCAGCAGTGCAGGTGCAGTTACCATTGCTAGTGGTGCTGTTGAAACTGCAATGCTTAACGCTAATGTAATTACAGGGCAAACTGAACTTGCAAGTGCCTCTGATGTAGACAAAACTAATGATGATGTGTTAATACATGATAACGATGCAGGAACATTAAAAAAAGTATCTGTATCAAATCTAGTATCAGCAGCAGGTGGTCTTACAGAGGTCAGTGCAGATGGAACTCCCCAGCTTGGCGGGGACCTCGACGTTAATGGGCAGGATATTGTATCCGTATCCAACGGCAACATCGATATCCTGCCAAACGGAAGTGGCGTGGTAAACATTGACGGTAACGGTTCGTCAGGTGGTGTCTCTATTTCTGATGGCCTTGTTGATATTCGCACAGGCACAGGCTCACGTTCGCAGGTTAAGTTCTATTGTGAGTCCAGCAATGCCCACGCACAAACCTTGCAGCCACAAGCGCACTCTTTAGGCGCAACTAATACCTTAACACTACCCGGTGGTAGCGTCATCGGAAATGCAGATGCAGTTCTAGTGTCTGATACAGGAACACAAACCCTGACTAACAAGTCAATCGATGCCTCTCAGCTTACAGGTACGGTTGCTAACGCACGTCTGGATGCAGAACTGCAGGCACTTGCGGGTCTGACTTCTGCAGCAGATAAGGGTATTCAGTTTACCGGGTCAGGCACGGCTGCAGTATACGACCTCACAGCCGCAGGTAAAGCTTTGTTGGATGACGCTGATGCTGCTGCACAACGAACTACCCTCGGACTCGGCACTGCGGCGGTTGCTGCTACAGGCATTAGTAGTGGCAACGTGCCTGTGTTTACCAGCGGTGTTGCTGACAACGACTTCTTACGTGTTGATGGCACGTCCATAGAAGGCAGGTCTGCATCGGAACTTGCATCCGATATAGGTGCGGCTACCGCTGGTTTTGCGGTGGCTATGGCGATTGCACTGTAGTTGACACAGGCTTTTACAAATAGTATAATACACTAAGGAGAAATCATGGCACAGGATTTTGAATCCGTCGGTAAGAGAAACATATCAAACACCCAAACGATTTCGGGTGCAACGACTATTGTTACCTCTGATTCTGACGATGCGATTATCGGTATCAATGCCGCGAACACGGGTTCGTCTCAGATTCTTGTGTCTGTTTTAATTACAGATTCAAGCAATACTGCGTCAAACACATTTTTCATCGTTAAAGATGCACCCGTCCCTGCGGGAAGTTCGCTGCAGATTATTGATGGTGGCTCAAAGATTGTACTGCAAAATGGAGACGTTCTAAAAGCATACGCAGATACTGCAAGTTCATGTGATGTTTTTACGTCTATCGTTGATTCAATCAGCACATAAGGAATAGGCGATGGCTTATATCGGTAACATACCTGCAACGCAGTTTGCTTCGTTAGACTACCAAGACTTGACAGGTGTAACAGGTAGCCCATCTAAAAGAGGGTTTACTTTAGATAACACTGTAGGTGGTGCAAACGATATTGAAGTGTTTGTAAACAATGTGCGGCAAGAACCGGGCGTTGCATATACTGTGTCTGGCACTACGCTTACTATGACAGGTGATGTAGAAACTACCGATGATTTCTATGTTGTATTTCAAGGTAAGTCGATAGGCACTGCAACTCATCCTGCTAATAATGCTCTTGAAGCTGCAAGTGGTACGTTTACTGGTGATGTAGATATTAACGGTAACAATTTAATATTAGATGCTGATGCAGACAGTAAAATTGAAGCAAGTACTGATGATACTATTAATGTTGTATCTGGTGGTAATACAGCATTAACAATTGATAGCAGTGGACGTGTCGTTGCACCAGCAAATCCAAAGTTTAGTGTTCGTCTAAATACTGGCACAGGTTCTCAAGATTACACTAGCACTGGTACTTCTAATGTTCCGTTAGATACAGAAGATTTTGACGTGGGTAGCTGTGTGGCAATAAGTGGTTCAGGAGTATCTGCTGTTGCTACATTTACAGCCCCTATTGCTGGTTATTATCAATTTAATCTAGTGGTGCAGTTTTCGGGTTGTGACGGAGCAAGTCATGTAAACACTTATCTTTCAATAGATGGGGCTACAACTAGTGCTGCTGATGATGATGATTTTCGTGCTATTACAGACCCCCAAGGTGGGGCTTATAACACACTTGCAACATCTTTTTTAATATCATTAACTGCGGGTCAAACAGTAAATCCTAAACTGTTTGTAAGTGGAGATACTGCGGTTGAGATACGAAAAGGTACTCGCTTTAACGGTTTTTTAGTTCCGTAGGAGAATAAATTGGCAAACTATGATAACATATCAGTAATGAATGCGGATTTAATCTTTGATGTAGAAAGAACCGCTACGGATATTTTAAAAGCAACCGATTGGACACAGCTACCAGATAGCGGTTTAACAGATAATTGTGTAGCGTTATTTAAAACGTATCGTGCTTCTATAAGAAATATTAAACGCACTAATCCGTCTAATCCAACATGGCCTAATGCACCTACAGAGGAGTGGTCATAATGGCATTATCATTAATTAAATCTGAAA